AAATGGTCATCACAACCACACCACCACGTGTATCAGCACTTGCAGTGACATTTGCTATCCAAGTTCCATCAAGGCATAATCCGCGAGGTGAGCTCGACTCAGCGATTGGATTGCGTGATAAATCAACATCACGAGACTATGATCCACTGGACGGCATGTGAACCTGATTGACCTTGATGACCCGTGGGATCACATCGATCTTCATGAGATCATGGCAACCACTGATGACCCGGCTGAGGTTGATAACCTTGTGCACCTGAAGTGGTGTGGCATTGAGTATCGTGGTCAGATCCTGGTCGTTATTGGTTATCAAGAAGTCGATGACGACACAGTCAGCGTATCAGGTTGGATGATGAGTGAGCTTGGCAAGACATTCTTGGTTCGTAGGATCTTTGCAGCATGGATGGACTTTCTGCAGAAGATGCGTGATGAAGGGTATGATTGGGTATTTGCAAGCACGCTGAAGACAAACGAGTCGGGCATCAGGTTCAATGAACACGCAGGATACGAACGAACCAGTGAAGATGAAACAACCATCTACTGGATCAAGGAGTTGTAATAATGGCTAAGTTTTATTCACCGACTAATGTGGCAAGCGTCGCGAAGAACATTGTGAAGCAGCCTGCCAAGCTCATCACGGCACCAGTGAAGGCAGCTACTAAAGCAACAACAGGTGTTGCAAGTAAAGCGGCAAGTGCCGCCAAGAGCATCACCAAAGACCCACTGAATGCTGCGGCTAACATTGCAGCAACTAGCGTGGCCGCTGGTACAGGTGGCATTGCCAAAGCCAACAAGGTCAAAGCCATTCCAGCGAGCTTCGCAAAGAACCCCGCCAACGCACTGAAGAATGCAGCCGCAAGTGTCCTCTCACTCAGTACAGCCGGATTGGTCAAAGCATCTACATTCAGAGACATGCCGAAAGCACTGTCAATCAACCCCAAGGGTACGCCGACCAGCCGTGGCGAGCTGCCTGTAGTCCCACAGAAACCTATCCCAGCTGCAGAGCTACCTACGCGACCGGGCTACAGCGCAGCGACTGGCGCAGCCAAGCGCCGCAGAGTGTCAGCAACAAAAGTAACTGGCCCACGAGGGATCGCACCTACCATTGGCGCCGGTAAGAAGTTGTTCGGAGCCTGATATGAAAACAACACCAACAGTTAAGAACTTCAACAAGAGGCTTGAGCAGCTGAAGTCAGACAGATCATCATTCATCCCGCTATGGCAGGAGCTATCTGATTATCATCTGGCTCACCGTGGCAGGTTCCTCACGTCTGACCGCAACAAAGGTCACAAGCGCAACACCAAGCAGATCAACAACACCAGTCGACTAAGTCTTCGCACTCTGGCGTCAGGCATGATGGCCGGTATCACATCACCTGCTCGACCTTGGTTCAGGCTCGGTGTATCAGATCCTGCACTCAAGGATGACCCAGAGGTTGCTGAGTGGATGCACAAGGTTCAGACGATCATCTATGCCACCTTCAGCAAGTCCAACATCTACAACTCACTGCATACTACTTACATGGAGCTGGGTTGCTTTGGTACAGCTGCACTCGGAGTCTTTGAAGACTTTGAAGATGTGATCCGTGGTAAGCCGTACACCGTCGGCAGCTACCTGTTGGCACAGAATGGCAGGGATAAAGTCGACACGTTCTATCGCGAATACGAGTACACTGTGGGCCAGTGCGTCAAGATGTTCGGGTACGCTGCGTGTAGTAATCACGTGAAGAAGCAGTGGGATAGTGGCAACACCGAGGCATGGGTGAAGCTCGTGCACGCCACTGAGCCGAATGACGACCGTGATCAAATGAGCCCACTGGCTGAAGATAAAGCATTCAGATCTGTATATTACGAAGTCGGGCGCCAAGCGGCAGATAATAACAAGCTACTGCGTAAGAGTGGCTTCGATGATTTCCCTATCCTCACCCCTCGCTGGGATGTAACAGGTGAGGACGTGTACGCTACTGATTGCCCCGGTATCACTGCTATTGGTGACACAAAGGCACTGCAACTTGGTGAGCGTCGCAAGTATCAGGCAGTTGATAAGGTGGTCAATCCACCACTGCAGGGTCCAGCTGCGCTGCGTAACAAGGTTGGCTCCAGTCTCAAGGCTGATGAGATCATCTGGGTGCAGGATACTGCAAACGGGCTCAAGTCTATCTATGATTTCCGCCCTGACCTTGGCGCAATCATGGAGATCAACCGTGAAGCAGAGATGCGGGTCAAACGTGCATTCTATGAGGATCTGTTCCTCATGCTTGCAAATACTGATCGTCGTCAGATCACTGCAACTGAGGTTGCTGAGAAACATGAAGAGAAGCTTCTGATGCTCGGCCCAGTGCTGGAGCGCCTGCACAATGAGCTTCTTGACCCGTTGATTGAGCGCACGTTCAACATGTTGCTACGTGGTGGTGTACTGCCTCCACCACCTGAAGCACTGGCAGATCAGGAACTGCGAGTTGAATATGTATCAGTATTGGCACAGGCGCAGCAGCTTGTAAACGTAGGCAGCATTGAGCGTGTAGCTGGTTTCATTGGCAACCTGTCACAGATCTGGCCAGAGGCTGCTGCTAAGTTTAATGTCGGTGAAGCTATCGATGGTTACGCTGATGCAGTCGGCACTGACCCCGGTATTCTGAAGAGCAATGACGAGGTTGATCAGATGATGAAGGCTCAGGCTGAAGCACAGCAGGCAGCTGAGCAGGCAGCAGCTGAAGCACAACAGGTTGACAACCTGGAAAAATTGTCCAAGACTAGCACCTCTGATGGAACTGCGCTGGCAGATTTGATACGTGAGGAAGGATTATCGTGACCGATAAGGCGAAAGAGTTCGACATGGATCGAGACAACATTGCCAAAGTGATGGCGACTCAAGAGGGTCGTGACATGCTGTGGAGATTTCTGAATGCGTTCGGATTCTTCGCTGGTACTTTCGACGTCGACGCGATAAAGCTTGCGTACAATACTGGTGGGCGCAACGCAGGTGTGTGGCTTTGGGATGAGATGAATGATGCCGCACCAGAACAAGTAATAAAAATGCTACAGGAGAATAAGGAATGAGCGATGAGAGCGTAGATACTTCAGCAGCAGATGCTGGCGTGTTGACCGGTGATACACCGGCTGACACTGGTTCAGTGCTGACTGGTGATACAAATACCGACGAAGGTGAGCAGGCTGCGGCTGATACCAATGCTGCCGCTGAAGACGGTAAACAGACCGAGGGTGAAACCAAGGTCGACGCTGATGGCGATGACACTGGTACTGGTGATGATGATTCCTCCAGCTACGTCCTGCCTGAAGGTATTGAACTTACTGATGAGAACAAGGAGGTGGTCGATGCTCTGATTTCAGACGCCGAACTCAACCCTGCACAGAGTCAGAAGATCATAGACTTCATGCTTGCACAGGCTGAGGAGGGTCAGAAATCTCAGGATGCGTCATACGAACAGCTTATTCAGGGATGGGCTAACGAGTGCAAAAATGATGCTGAGTTTGGTGGCGCTGATTTCGCAAAGAATCAGGGCGTCGCTAAAGCAGCGATCGATGCGTTCGGTACTCCAGAGCTGAGAACAATGCTGGATGAACAAGGGATGGCAAATAATCCTGACCTCTTCCGGTTTATGGTGAAAGTTGGCAAGACTCTGAAGGAGGACAACCCTGGAGACATGGGCGGTCATCAAAAGGCTCCGAAGGATATTGTCAGTGAGCTGTACCCGAATGACAACAACAATAAAACATGAGAGGTAAATCATGGCAACTTTAGGCGCAACATTCGTCGATCTGATCGACGTCTATAAACAGCAGGATGGTCGCGGTAACTTCGTAAAGATCATTGAAATGCTAACACAGATGAACCCAGTACTTGACGATGCAATCGCAGTCGAGTGTAACAAAGGTACTGAGCATCTCCACACCGTGCGTACAGGTCTTCCTACTGTAACGTGGGGTAAACTGTATCAGGGTATTCCTCAGAGTAAGTCCGGCAAGGCTCAGGTAACTGACACCACTGGCTTCGTTGAGGGTCTGTCCTCTGTAGACAAACGTCTGCTTGAACTGTCCACCAACGAAGGTGCTGTACGTCTGGGCGAAGCTCAGAGCTATCTGGAAGCAATGAACCAGGAAGTAGCTGCTCGTATCTTCTACGGTAACTCTGCAACCGATCCAGAGCAGTTTATGGGTCTTTCTCCACGCTTCAACAGCTTGGCCGCACCTAATGGTGGTCAGATCGTTGATGCAGGTGGCGTCGGCGTCGATAACACTTCCATCTGGTTCGTAACTTGGGGTGACAATCAGTGTCAGCTGCTGTATCCAAAAGGTACTTCAGCCGGTGTGAACCGTGAAGATAAAGGTGAGCAGCGTGTGACTGATGGTGCTGGCAATGCGTACTATGTGAAAGAAGAGCTGTTCACTTGGCACGTAGGTCTTGCAGTTAAAGACTGGCGCTATGTTTCACGCATCGCAAACATCGACGTATCACTGATGCAGGCTGGCTCTGTTGCACTGTATGACTTCATGCGCAGCGCATACTACAAACTGCAGAACCGTCGCGTAGCTGGCGCTAACATGGCCATCTACTGCAACCGTGATGTACTTGAAGCACTTGATAAATTGGCTACCAATGCAGGTGCATCCGATAGCTTCATTCGCTTGAAGACTATGGAAATCGAGGGTAAAGAAGTTACCACTTATCGCGGAATCCCGATTCGTGAAACCGATGCCCTTCTGAATACTGAAGCACGGGTGGTGTAATATGATTCTTTCCGCACAGCAAATCTTCTCTGACTCACAGGCGATCACGACTGTAGCTAACACGTTGTCGACCAATGTCATCGACTTGGGCGCCCCAGGTACTCCTTACGGAGCCAACGCACAGGTTCATGATATCGGTAAGGGCGCGAAGGTTCCTCTTCTCGTTCAGGTCGACACCACGTTCACTACTGCGGCTGGTGCTACTGCACTGACCATTCACCTGGAAACTGGTGCTACTGCAGCATGTAACACCATCATCGCATCCCAGACCATTCTGATTGCCGACCTCGTAGCCGGTAAACAGTTTAACCTGGACTTCCTGCCGAACGGTATCGTCGAACGCTATCTGGGTGTATCCTATGAAGCGGTCACCGGCGCCTTCAATGCAGGTAACATCACGGCTGGTATCACAATGGGTAACCAGACCAACGTGACTGGTGCATAAGCACAACTGAGAAAGGGGCGGCAGGTGTCGCCCCTTTTTTTCTCTTAATCAATTTTATACAAGGAGAGGGATATGCCTCGTTATGAAGTAGTAGAAAAAGGATATTTTGGAACCAAAGTTCACGAGCCGGGTGAGTTCATTGATTCACCAGAAGAGCTGCCAGAGTGCTCATGGATGAAACCAGTTAAAGAGCTGTCTCCTCAGCAGAAAGCAGCTGAGACGAAGAAAGCCAAGCAGAAAGCTGCAGCAGCGAAGAAGAAGGCTGAGGCAGACAAGAACGACATGGCTGAAGTGACATTCGCTGATGACATGAACGCAACAGGACCAGTTGAGACTCTGTCATGAGCGCCATGATCGAGATCGAGAAGGAGAAGAGCGAATATGATGCTTCTCCGTCAGAGGGTCACTACCCATATGGAACCCGGTTGGAGCTCGAAGATGAGCTCGTGACTAAGCTCGGACTCGATAAGCTGAATGCTGGTGACTCTGTGAATGTTCGCGCAGTCGCATTGCTGAAGCGCAAAGAAGAGTATGTGGACGGTGATGACAAAGAAGGCGAGGTTGACCAACGAGTCTGCCTGCAGTTCACGTCCATCGCTGTCGCAAAGACTCAAGGCTCTGCTGTTAAAGAACTGTACCCAGAGGGTGAATCATAATGGCAACTTCCGACGTTGAGATCTGTCAGCTCGCACTATCACACATCAGGGGTGGTAGTATTCTCAGTCTGACTGAAGCGAGCTTGCAGGCTCAACAGTGCAAGCTGCTGTACCCGAATGTACGAGACATGGTGCTGAAAGCCGCACCGTGGGGGTTCAATAAGCGGATCGCAGCACTCAGTCTCAGATCTGATACAGTGTTTGGCTGGTCATATCTGTATCAGTACCCGGTCGACGCTATTCGCATCAACCGGCTCATCCTCAACTACGCAGCACTTGCCGCTGGTGATGGTAGTGCTGTGTATCGACCGCGTCACTGGGAGGATGTCTACCATCCAGATCTGAGCCGTGAAGTGAAGTACGAGGTGTTCAATGTAGCTGGCCAGAAGGTGATCGCCGCAAATGAGCCTGAGCTTCGCATAGAATACGGCGCAAAGGTCACCAATGTGGCTGAGTTTGACATTGAGTTTGACATGGCACTGTCGCATCTCCTCGCTGCTGAGTTGGCGCTGCCACTGGTTGGCGGCGACACTGGTCTCGCATATGAGAGGAAAGAGCGTGCAATGTATCTCTCCATGATTGCTGAGGCGATTGCATCATCGCTTAACGAGAAGTATTCCGAACCGGTTGATAGTGAGTTTGTAACAGTAAGGAAGGGTTAAATATGGCTCAGTCAATTCAGCGTAGTTTCACTTCAGGCGAGCTCGCACCGTCGCTCAGATCAAGGGCTGACTTGGCCAAGTACACATCAGGGTTGGCACAGTGTGAGAACTTCATTGTACGTGCCCAGGGTGGTGCATACTCCAGACCCGGTACTCGATTCGTAGGTGAGATTGCAGCGTCTGCTGCTGCGGCTCGACTGATTCCTTTTAGCTTTAACACTGAGCAAACTTACACACTCGTGTTCGAGAACCTGTCGCTGCAGATCATTCAGAACGGTGCGTATGTCGAAGTGACGCCTGGTGTCCGATTGACTGTGGTTACACCATACACCACTGCTCAGCTGGCCAGGTTGCAAGTCACTCAGTCAGCTGACGTGATGACCATCGTACATCCAAGCCACGACACTCGCTCACTCACTCGCGTTGCAGCACTGACGTGGACACTGACTGTTGACAGTTTCGCACCGAGCGTGGCCACTCCTGCTCTGCCGACCTTGGCAGCGGTGGGTACTCCAACAGGCGCAGCGAATAAAACCTACTATTATGTGGTGACAGCTGTTGATGCAAATGGCGAAGAGTCACTGCCATCACCGGTCGCGTCGATCACTCAAAATGCTTTGGGTGTCACATACGGAGTGAGGGTCACGTGGGTTGCAGTCGTCGGTGCAGTTTACTACCGCATCTACAAAGACCCATCAGCCAATACAGGAGTGTATGGTTGGATCGGTGACACTGTGACGCCGGGTCTTACGTTTGACGACTTCAATCTTGCACCAGTGACCAGTGACGCACCTCCAGCAGATAATCAGCCGTTCCTTGCAGTCGGTGACAAACCGGGCGCAGTTGGTTACTACCAGCAGCGCAGGGTATTCGCGAACACTACGAACCGACCACAGACTGCATTCCTCAGTCAGACTGCTCAGTACCTGTCGCTGAGATCTTCAAACCCATCTCGTGATGCAGATGCGATTGAGTTCACCATTGCGAGCAACCAGGTCAATGAGATTCGACACATCATCGATGTCGATGGGCTCGTCATGCTCACCGCTGGTGGCGTGTGGAGGATCACAGAAGGGCAGGATCTGGTGCTCACCCCATCAACAGTCGGAGCCCGTCGTTCATCAGCACATGGTGCCAGCTGGGTCACTCCTGCGATCGTAGGTGATTCCATTGTGTACGTGCAGTCGAAAGGAGCCCGACTCAGAGATGTCAGCTACGAGTTCGCAGCTGATAAGTATCAGGGCGGTGACTTGTCAGTCACAGCTGAGCACATGTTCGAGAGTAATGAAATCCTGGACATGACGTACTCTGAAGAGCCGTACTCAATTCTCTGGGTGGTGCGTGACGACGGACAGCTGATCGGACTGACTTACCTGAAGGCTCATGAAGTGTTTGCATGGCATCGACATGTAACCGACGGGCTGTTTGAGTCTGTCACTACAATCAGTGAAAACGGCAGAGACGCAACCTACGCAATAGTGAACCGCACCATTGGTGGGCTGACCAAGCGGTATGTTGAAAGGATTGAACCTCGTCTGTTCCTCACAGCTGAAGAATCATTCTGCGTAGACAGCGGGTTGTCATACGACGGCAGGAATGCCGGTGCCACCACGATGACAGTGACTACTGCTACTGATTATCTACCCGGCTCTGCTCTGACAGTCACTGCATCAGCAGCTGCATTCTTGATAGGTGATGTTGGCAATGTGGTTGAGCTTACTGACGCCACTGACGGCAGGAAATACAGGATCACAATCACAGGATACACCTCACCAACTGTAGTCACTGGTGAAGTGAACTTCGCACTGCCTGTACCACTCCAAGCAACTGCTACTCTGGTGTGGTCGCTCGCTAAGGATCTGATGTCAGGTCTAGCGCACATTGAAGGCAAGACTGCCGCAGTGCTGGCTGATGGCAATGAGGTGCAGGGATTGGTTGTTACAGGTGGGGCCATTACTCTGCCGACACCTGCTTCAGTGGTTCACATTGGTCTGCCTTACACGTGCACACTCGATACACTTGATATCGATATGACCAAGGAGAAGGAGACTCTGAAGGGTAAAGAAGTATCAGTGTCACGAGTATTCGTTGAGGTCGATCAGTCACGTGGTGGATGGGTCGGGCCGATTGCAGACCCTGAAAGTTCAGATGATACCACAGAGTCAGACATGCTTGAGATCAAACCACGGTTCGTCGCTGATGGTTACGACGCTGTAAGGCTCAAGACGCATAAACAGGAGGTCACCATCAACCCGGAATGGAACTTGGGTGGTGGCATCAGGGTGCAGCAGAGATCACCATTGCCGTTGACAGTGTTGTCGATCATCCCTGAGATTTCTGTTGGTGGTTGATAACATGGGCACTTTAGCGTTATCATCGACGCACCGGAGGATCTAATATGGCATGGCAGCTACTCGCAATGGCAGGACTATCACTAGCTGGGACACTTGCACAAGGTGGTGCAGCAAAGGCCGCAGGTGAGCGTGATCAGCACATTGCCGAATACAATGCACGAATGGGTGAGATTGACGCAGTGCGTATTCGCAAGGCCGGTGTGCAGCGAGAGAACGATCTCAGGCAGAGCGTGGCAAGGCTCGCTTCACGACAGCGAGCAGCGTTCGGTGCATCGGGTGTGGTCGTAAACTCTGGGTCTGCTGCTGCTGTGCAGCGTGATACATTCACAATGGGTGAAGTCGACGCCATGAGGATCAGGCAGTCAGTTGAAGATCAAGCCACTGCTGTTGAAGAGGGCGCAATGCTCACGCGCATGGATGGTCGCGCCAGAGCAAGAGCAGGTAGCAATGCATTCCGCACATCAGTGTTGACAGGTGGTGCTCAGTTCGCTAAGAGCGCATATGGAGCGTTAAAATAATGCCAATCAAGATCCCTGAATACGGAGAACAACGTGTCGACCTACAGGTCGCAAAGACGCCTCGTGCGAACTATCAGCCAGCCGGTGCCGCACCAGGCGCTGGACTCGGTGAAGGTATATCTGCACTGGCGAAAGCCGGTGAAGCAATCGTTGACGACATCAGCACCACTGAAGCTGAGGAAGCTCTCACCAAGTTCGAGCGAGAGAAGAACGCACTCTTCCATAACCCAGATGGTGGGTACTTCAACACCCAGGGTAAAGATGCGTATGACATGCAGGGTAGGGTCACTGAGAGCCTCACCAAGCTCAAGAAGAACTACTCTGAGTCACTGAGTGCCGGCGCACGTGACAAGTTTAACAGGGTTGCTGAGAAGCACGTTACACAGGGCATGAGTAACATTCAGCAGCATGCATTCAAAGGGTTCAAGGCGTGGGAAGTCGCCACCATCAAAGCAGGTGTTGAGAACTCAATCGAGAATATCGCACTCGACTGGGGCAACAAAGAGAACGTGGCGCTGCAGTTTGAATTAGGCAGAGCTGCCATTCGCGACGCTGCCAAGCTTGAGGGTATCTCTGGTGAAGCACTTAACGAACAGCTTCAGAACTTCGATGCGTCAGCTGCACAGGCTGCTATCAAAGCAGCCACTGCTGAGTCTGCTGAGAAGGGCATGGAAGCTCTTGATCTTTATGGTGAGCGTCTGGAAGGTGCTGACAAGGCTATCATCAAAGACGGTATCGAGACAAAGAGCAGGCAGGAGAAACAGCGCGACGATGCGATTGCTGCGGTGTCTATCACCAATAATGTGCTCACTCGTTACAAGAGCTTATCCGAGATGCAGGACGCGGTGCGCGAGAAGACCAAGAATGACCCAGAGCTGATGGGCAAGGCTCTTCGTGAGCTGCAGTCGCAATTCGCGAATAAGAGATCCGCTGACGCTGATGCAAGGGTTCAAAACTTTGAGCTCGCTGAAGACTTCATATACAAAGGCGGCACTGCTGCTCAGTTTATGGCGACCAATGAGGCAGCTTGGGACAGTCTGACTGTAACACAGAGGCGATCCATTGAATCCGGCAAGCCTGTCACTACCAACTGGAACAAGTACAATGAGTTCATGCTCATGGACCCAGTGGAGCTGGCGAAAGTCGACCCGAACAAATATGTACCACACCTCGCCAAAGAAGAGCGCAATAAGTTTTACACTGCATACAAGGCGGCACGCAAGGGTGAGAAATCATCTGAGCATCAGGTTGGTCGCACCATCGCAGCACAGACTAAATCGACTGTTGAACAGATCCTGGGCAAGAAGTCGAAGGACTGGAGCACAGAGAAACAAGCCACAGCGGATAAGGTGTACAAGCTCATTGACGACGAGGCTCGCGCACGCAAGGTGCAGCTCAAACGCGACCTGACTTCGGATGAGTACACTGACCTTCTCAATGGGTTCACGCGCAAGGTTGCACGTGATAAATCCATACTCGGTATCTCTTATAAATCTGAAGTAAGATTGAAGGATGCGGTGCTCGATCTGCCACAAGACGAGATTGATATATTGACTAACACCCTCAGAGCAAATAACCTGCCAGTCACTAACAAGAACTTGATCAACTTGTACGAGCAGGTGAGGGACTGATGCCAATCAATGAGAGTAAGCTGTCTAATGTAGATCTGAGCACCTTTGAGACTGAGACTGAGAGCCCACAACTCACAGTATCTGAAGCACTCAAAGTAAATCCGAAGCAGCACGCCGAGACACAGCGACTGAGCAGAGAGTCAGGCATCCCGGCTGAGGCTGTGGTCGGCGCCGAGGATGAGGTCAAACGAGATCTCATCTACAAAGGCATCGACTTTGCTGACATGGAGAAGCGTGCACCAGGTACATCAAAATACCTGACTGACTTTAACAATGCGTCACTGTCTCATGACGATATTGACACTCTGAGTGCGCTTGAAGGTGTAATGCTCGCTGGTAAAAACGTAGCAGCAGTCGCACCAAACCTATCTGAAGCTGCCTCTGGTATCTTCGAGAGCCCTCTGCGTCTGATCTCCAAGTATCTCACTGAGCCAATGGGCGAAGTGGCCAAGGGTGTGTTCGGCTACAAGAACGTGAAAGATCCAGCGGCAACTCTGGCTGACTACTTTGCTGAACAGGCTGCTGGCTCACGAGCTCTGACAAAATCACTGACTGCTGACAACAAGAAGCTGTCACCATTTATGCAGGATGTTGCGTCCGGTGTGCAGTCCGGTGTTCATGGTGTCGCACTACTCGGTGCTGCTGTTCTGTCTCGCAACCCTGAGCTGATGATCCCGTTGATGGGTGCGTCGACGTTCGGCACGTCAGCGTCACAAGGTCTGGAGAAAGGTCTGTCACCTGAGAAGGCTGCACTACTTGGTACATCCCAGGCAGGTATCGAGATCTTCACTGAGAAGCTGGCCTTCAAGCCACTGCAGAAGATACTGGAGAAAGATCCGGGCTTCATGAAGAACGTGGTCGGGTTCCTCGCACGTGAGATCCCAAGTGAGCAGGCTGCGACAGTACTGCAGGATCTGAACGACTGGGCGATGCTGCCAGAGAACAAAGACAAACCGTTTACAGAATACCTCGCTGAGCGTCCTGACGCTGCCGTCAGCACTGCCATTGCGACAGTGGTGGGTGGTGGCATCCAAGTTGGTGCTGCGAAGGGTATGAGCTATTATTACGAGTCTCAGTACAAGAAGGCTGAAACTGCTGCATTCAATGTGAAAGATCAGGTTGACATGAATGGCCAGCAGACGATTGATTTGTTGAACCATTACGCATCGAAGTCTTCTACACGTGAGCTTGATGGCGAGACATTCAGGCAGTTCGTGAAGGGTATTGACCCAGACTCACAGATCCACATTGACAGTGAGCAGGCTGCTGAATACCTGAACCAGAAAACACCTGAAGAGATTGACGCAGATCCTGCACTGCAGATCCTGCGCGACAAGCTTGCAGAAGAGGGTGAGCTGAACACATCAATCTCAATCCCTGTTGCCGACTTTGCCACTGATCTTGCTGGCACTGAGCACTATGACGAACTGCGTCAGCACATGACTGTTGACCCTGAGACTCCGACTCCATTCAGGCATGAGCAAGCTGTCGAGTCGATGAAGGCATACCGTGATCGACTGATGGATCAGGCGAACGAGACTGTATCGCAGTACGCAGAATCACAGGAGATCTTCGCATCGGTTCGTGACCAGTTGATTGATACGGGTCGTGTCGACGCACAGCAGGCCAGTTTACTTGCGGAGATCGTACCGGCGTACATTGCCGTGAAATCGAAGGAACTTAAACTGCCAGTTGCTCAGATGTACGAGCAGTTCGGCCTGAAGGTTGAAGGGCCGATGACCGGCAAAGCCGCAGAGCTGCAGGCAGCTGGTGTGCTGAAGCAAGGCGAGCCTGTTGAATTTAAACCAATTTCGGTGGCAGACGCTGTCGCTGAGAACGGGGGCATCACCCTTAACCCCAATGGGTCAGTGTTTGAGGCTGACACTGGCTATGTTGCGACAATGCGTTCAAAGAATATCACTGACGAAGCTGACGTTGATGCAGAGTTGCTGGCGTTTGCGGAAGAGAACAAAGAGCTGTTATCACGCTCGAACGTGACCATCGGTGTGTTCGACTTCGGGGACGGTAATAAGAGCATTGACATTAACGTAGTCACGCCTGATAAGGGGCAGGCTCTGCAGCTTGGCAAGGATCTCAACCAAGACTCAATCTATGATCTTGCGAATAAGACTGTCATCAAGACAGGTGGTACAGGTGGCACAGGTCTTTCTCTTGAGGGTGCGAGTGCGTTCTTAACAAAGCGTGACTCTTCAGTGACACTAGCTGGCATCGACATTCCGACAAACGAGAGCGGTCAGATTCGACTCACTCATCGCAGCAGGAAAGAAGGTCTGACTGAGATTGACCCGTCATTCCACGGCACCGGTTACACAGGTGATGAGACTAAACGCAAGAAAGAGAACCCAGCTGCGTGGGTTGATCGCGCCTACTACGGCATCGAAGAAGGGACCGCTGCTGACTACAAGCAGGAGAAAGAGATTGGCACAAAGACTTATAATGTGTTCATCGATCCTGCGTCACTGTATGACTTCAATGCCGACCCAGACAACCTGAAAGCCGAGTCAACAGATTTCGGTGTGTTTGACCTGAGCACATATGAGAAGAACATCAAGGAAGCTGGCTACGCTGGCTACATTGTAAATGACCCGTCCGTCGGGCTTGTCGCTGCTTCGTTCTATAAGGGTAAAGTTGATGGTGAGATCGCAGCCACCAAGAAGCAGGAAGCAGACGCTTTCAAAGATTTCTTCGCTGGAGTGACTGAAGGCGAGGAAGGAAAGCCATCGCTCAAGAAAGAGTACACCCCTGTAATCGACACACCAGTTGATCCAGATTTCAAAGCTGCTATTGATAAACACCGTGGCAACTTCGACGTGCACATTGCATCCAGCATCCCTGGTCACCGTGAGGTACAGGATCTGGTTGGTGCTGCAATCGCTAAGACATTCAAGACTGGCACGATCCTGGACATCGGAGCGTCTGAGGGTGCGATGGTCAAAGCCATTGCTGAGACATCTGAGATGACCGGCGTGGCGCTTGATCCGAACGATTCGATGGAGGCCACGTTCAACAAGTCCCCAGTACCCGGCGCTGAGTATGTGAATGCAGCATTCGGCACAGAGCAGGCTGACGACGGCACTGAAGCATGGGAAGGCACCAACTGGTACGATCCGAAGAGCCAGAAGTTCGACGTGGTTCATGAGTCAATGGTGTTCCAGTTCATCCATAATGACCGTGATGCTCAGATAGGTAGAGTCGCTGACCTTGTTGCTGAGGGTGGCGTTGCTATCATCGAAGAGAAGTTGTTCACTGACCAGTGGGATGCGAACGAAGCCAAGAAGAATGAGTATAAGTCTCAGTACTTCCGCAAAGAGGACATGACCAAGAAGAGCGCAGAAGTGCTTGAAGGTATGAACAAGAACATGGTCGAGCAGGCTGAGCTTGAGAGCATCCTCAGAAAGAACTTCAAGTTCGTCACTCAGTACTGGGATTCCGGCAACTTCAAAGGATACGCTGCTTCAAACGACAACCAGGCTCTGCAGGAGTTGGTTGGTAACATTGGTGACACTAGCACTGAGTACACCACTGCACCTGTGCTCAAGCAGTCTGCTTTCCACGGCACACCTCATAAGTTCGACAAATTCAGCCTTGCTGCTATGGGCTCTGGAGAAGGCGCCCAGGCTTACGGATGGGGATTGTATTTCGCAGGGAAGAAGGAGATTGCTGAATATTACAGAGACACTCTGTCTGAGGGAGAGAATCCTGAATGGTATGAGGACATTTCTGAAATAGAAAAAGAGGCTGCTGACTTTGCATTATCATCTGCTCATACAGGGTCGACATGGGTGAGCGCTAAACAGCAGTTCATTGAGTCATATAATCTATCAGAAGCAACGATGAAGGATTATTCAAGCGCTTTCGATTCTCTTGCTAAGGCTGACCATCCCTTGAAATCTGGGACACTCTACCAGGTGGACATCCCTGAAGACGACGTGCTCCTTGATTGGGATAAGCCTATGAGTGAGCAGAGTCCTAAAGTACTAAGGGCTCTTAGAGGGGTGGATTCCCCCAAGATCAAGGAATCGCTTCAGTCTTTTGAGATGGGATCTACCACAGGCAGAACCATTTACTTCATACTAAAAGACGAGTTGGATCAACCTCCTTACTCCATTTACGACGACAGATCTGACAAGAAGGCTAGTATCTTTCTTGACTCCATAGGTATTAAGGGGTTGAAATACTCAGACGCCACCAGTCGCGGAAAATCAAGCGGAACTTCAAACTACGTCATCTGGGATGAAGGCGCCGTGACCATCGAAGCGGTGAATGATGAGGTCAAACAGGCGCAGGTCTACAAGCAATCAGCAGCTCTCCGTCGCGGCACAGAGACTCTGAAGCGGTTCGGCCTTGATCCAAACAAACGCCATCTCACTCGCGACGTTGCTGCAGCTCTTGAAGCTCGCACCCGTCAGAAGTATGGTATGGTTGATCGCAAGGATCAGAGCCCAGAGGCGTCGAAGAAGCTTGCCAAGTGGATGGTTGACGAAGTCATGTTCGAGCTCGACTCACCGGGCGAGTCTGGTGTTGGTTGGTACAGTGAGAAGTTCCAAGCAGCCATTGATACATTTGCCGAACAGTTCCCAGAGCTACAGACTGATCAGGATGCTCGCAACACCCTGACTCTGTTGATTGCGATCACCAGCGACGGTCAGAAGGTTGTGCCGAACTTTGCACAGGCTGTGGACATCTACTCCAACTATCGCGACGGCAACGGGTTCACCACTGACCGTGGTCACCAGCGCCAGGATAGTATCGACGCTAATCTTCAGATCCTGACTGACATGTTCTCACGCATGACTGCGGCAGAGGTTCATGAGAACCTAATGCAAGAGGCAACAATCAGTGAGCTGAAGAAGATGGCGAAAGAAGATGGCGTGGAGTTCTCTACGAACCACCAAGCGCACATTAAACTGCCAATGGCTGCCATCGTACTCGGACCTAAACTCGGAGCGTTCTACGCTAACCTGATGGGCTCTCACGGCTACCTTACTATGGACCGGTGGTGGACTCGTACATTCAACCGGTATCGTGGTTCATTGCTGCAGAGTGTATCCGGCACATCTGACAAACCTACTGATGCGAAAGGTCGTAAGATCGGCTTGGCCAGGTTCAAAGATCTCATCGGCCAGCCTGACATCAGTGATGACGAAGCTCTCGCTCAGACTGTGGTTCATGCGAAGACCTACGCAGATAAGGGTTACAAAGACGGCACACCAGTTGAGAAAGCTGCCAACTCTTTGTACAAGCAGGCATTCGTAAACATCGAAGATGCACCATACAGTGCGACAGATCGCACGTTCATGCTCGACACAGTCAACCGTGCTCAAAAGACACTATCCCGCAAGGGTCACAAATTGACTGTTGCCGATATTCAGGCTATCTTGTGGTACTATGAAAAACGATTATATGGAGAGTTAGGTGCCAAACAAACAGCAGATATCAGCTATCAAGAAGCAGCCGCACGAGTCATCGAAAGCCGTGGTGGACCAGCGGGACAAAATATTCAGCTCGACGAGTCTGAAGGAATCCCTGTTGGCTCGGATGTTTTCAACCAGCCAGAGCAAACAACCAGCGATGTAACACGGGGTACATACGATTCCGGTAACACTCTGATTCGACTCACCGAGTCATCAGATCTTTCTACATTCCTGCACGAGTTTGCCCATTTCATGCTTGACATGGAGCAGAAAACAGACGGCTCACAGCTGCCTGCCATCAAGAACTGGATTGCCAGTAACATTCAGGACGTAGCAAAAGAAGCAACTGACAACATGACAGATGGCATCAGCATGGTGTCAACTGATAACATCCGTGAGTTCCTGGCCAACGGTACAACCGGTCTGGCAGACTTCGACACAGCAATCGAAGTTGCAATTCATGAGCAGTTTGCTCGTGGCTTTGAGGCGTACCTGATGGAAGGCAAAGCGCCATCAATGGAACTTCGTAATGTGTTCCGCACCTTCGCCAGATGGCTGGTTCAAGTGTATCAGGTTGTCAAGGGTGATCTGAACGTGAAGCTCACTGACGAGATGCGTCAGGTGTTTGACCGGTTGATCGCTACTGAGGAACAGATCGCAGCTGCAGAAGCTCGTGCTAAGTTTGAGCCGATGTTCTCTGACGCAGCGATGGCTGGCATGACTGACAAACAGTTCGCTGAGTACAAAGAGAAGCAGGGTCTAAGTGAAGACAAAGCTCGTGAGACACTGCGCGATCAGATGATCAAGCAGCTGACTCGACAGACTCAGAAGTGGTGGAAGTCTGAGAAGAGTGACCTGATCGATGAAGAGACTGAATCGTTGAAAGGTGAGCCAGTCTATCGCGCAATCACTGCTCTGAGAGGTGGTGAGTTCAAACTGGATCACGCTGCTGTGAAAGAAGCTTATGGTTTCGAGCGTACTGATAAACGCGGTCGCACTTCAACAATCGTCCCACCGGCTCTGATCGGTCTGACCATCAAGGGCGGCGAAGGTGTAACAGCTGATGACGCGGCTGCTTTCTTCGGCTTCGACTCTGGTGACCAGATGATTAAAGAGATCATCGATGCTCCGAAGCTCAGCGTAAAAGCTGAACAGAATGCTGAAGCTCGAATGATTGAGAGGCATGGCGACATCCTGACTGACGGCAGCATTCAGCAGCTGGCAGATGAAGCAGTGATGAATGAAGAACGTGGTGCCCTGATCCTGATTGAGTTGAAGGCTCTGATGAAGGGCACATCTCAGGCTACGTTGGATCGTCGCACAATGAAGTTCCTGGCCGAAGAACGCGTCGGTCAGATGTCATTCCGTGAGATCAATCCCGGTAAGTACAGAGCCGCTGAGATCCGCGCAGCACAGGAGTCAGCCACTGCCCTTGCCGAAGGGAACAAACCGCTTGCAGCCGACGCCAAGAGTCGTCAGGCAATGAATCATTATCTTGCTATCGCAGCTACTGAGGCTAAGAGCAACACCATGAAGATCGTTGACCGGGTTGCTCGCTACCGTAAGAAGTCAGTGCGCGAGAATATCGCGAAAGCTGATGCCGGTTACCTGGAGCAGATTGACAAGATCATCAGTCGATTCGAGTTCCACAAAACCGCTACAATGAAGCAGGTCGACAGAGCGAACGTCGCACTGGCCACGTGGGTGGCTGAGCGTATTGAAACCGCTGGTGACAATCTAGTGCTGTCTGACGCTGTGCTGGATGAGGCATACACCACGCACTGGAAGAACGTGAAGTATGATGATCTACAGGGTATCAACGACTCACTGAAGAATATCGAGCATGTGGCAAGGTACACCAATAAGATCAGCATTGGTGAAGATCTCCGCGACTTCCAGGAAGTTGTTGCAAACTTCGTAGCACACGTGGCGAAGGTTGGTAAGAAGTATCCAAGCAAGATGTCAGCCGGTATAGGCGCAGACGTTGAAGATCGCAACCTGTTCAGATGGGCAAACGCTCAGATGACCAAGATCCCGTTCCTCACTCGCTGGTTGGACAATGGCGAACCTGTTGACATGGCGCACGATCTGATCATGCAGAGATTCACTGACGCACTGGATCACAAGTTCAGGTTGCACACTGAAGTCACTGAACCAACCATCACTGCTCTGACTGAGCACATGGAAAAGAACGCAGCCAGGATGCAGAGGAACATCTTCATTGAAGAGATCGGTGAGAGCATGCGAGCCACACAGGTGATCGCTGTAGCACTGAATACTGGTAATGTTGGTAACCTGAAGAAGATGCTACTCGGTGAAGGCTGGGCTAACCCTGAGAATGAAGACGAGATCACCTTCGAGAATGAAACTCTGCAGGCTATCCTGTCACACATGACTCGTGAAGACTGGGTGCTCGTTCAGCATGTATGGGATCAGATGGACAAACTGTACCCAATGCTCAAAGCAGTACATGAGAGCAGCAGTGGCCTCGCTCCGATGAAGGTTGCGGCTACACCCGTGGTGACCGAGTTCGGTACATTCAACGGTGGCTACTACCCAGTTGTATATTCCAAAGCTCGCAGTCACAAAGCTGAGAAGAACGCAGACAAAGCAGCGGCTGAGGTTGACTCCATGTTCTCACGTGGAGGCATGATTAGTAGCTCAGTGACAGCTGGATCTGTGAACGAGCGTACTGGGTTTTATGATCGCATTGAGCTGAACCTCAACACCATTCCGAATCACTTTGAAGAGGTGGTTCATTATGTCACGCACCATGATGCAGTTCGTCAGGTGAATCGTCTGATCTCAAGCCCGGCAGTCGCTGATGCAATCACTGCGGCACTGGGTGAGGAAGAGTTCAAGCTACTGAAACCTTGGTTGAACGACATCGCGAAGGACGGTAGCAACACCCCATCGAAGACGTTCATCGAGGCCATGTTCGGTAACCTGCGACTCGGTGTCACACTCGGTGCGATGGGCTTCAAAGCTTCAACCGGTATCATGCAGATCTTCGGATTGTTCACCACAGCGTCAGAGGTTGGCGCCGGTAAGACTCTGAAAGCCATCGTCAGCACTGTTGGCCGGTCACGCTATCTCAAATCAGTTCGTCGCGTACTCGGCAGCACTGATGACATCCAGAGTGCGTGGGACTTTGCATCAACTCGATCAAAGGTTATGAACCATCGTACATCAACAATGGACCGGGAGATCAGGGCAGCTGAGACAACACTGAAAGGTAAGAAAGATAAGCACGACTTACGTGGTAAAGTTGCCAAGGTGCAGAGTGCGTCAATGTGGCATATCGCGATGGTCCAGACTTACATGGTGGATCTACCAACTTGGCATGCAGCTTATGACAAGTCACTGTCTGAAGACGGCGATGAGCGCAAAGCTGTCAAGTATGCTGACTGGGCTGTTGAGAACCTGCAGGGATCTGGTGCAACCAAAGACATGGCAACGCTAATGCGCAACCAGTCGAAGCTGCACACCACTCTGACAATGTTCATGACCTTCTTCAGCTCACTTGGTAACTTGGCTCGTGACACCGGGCGAAGTGCCAAGAGCGCACCGGCTCACGTGACTGCAGCTAAGGTGATGTTCCTGTTCATCCTACCGGTTCTGACTGAGATGTTGCTGCGTGGTGAGTTCGACGATGAGGACAAGGAGCCAGAAGAGATGCTTCAGGAAACCTTGATCAAGCTTGCGCTGTACCCAGTCACTGCTGTTCCATTTGCACGTGACGCACTGGGTGCGTTGGCCACTGATTACTCGTACAACTTCAGCCCGGTTGCATCAACACTTGAGGCTGGTATTCAGGGGTACAAAGGCATCGCCGCAGACTTCTTTGATGACAGTGACGTCACTGTTGGCCCGTATAAAGCTGCGTCCAAGCTAACCGGCGTCGCATTGAAAATACCGGGTGTCAGTCAAGCATGGGCAACAGGTGGTCACATCTACGATGTAATCGAAGAAGGTGAAGAGCTGACGCTGCGAGAATTGATTTACGGAACGAAACGAAAATGATATTGTACGACACTCAGGAGTAACGCCATGACCGTAGGAACCAGTGGAATCACATCAGGACCATATGCAGGCAATGGAATTGCTACTGATTTTTCTTACACGTTCAGGATTGACGATAACACCCAGGTGCAAGTTTATGAGAAGGTCGGCGTAGCAGCACCGGTGCTGCTCACGATCGGCATTGACTACACTGTAGCGGGTGTTGGAGCTGACGCAGGTGGTCTGATCACTCGTGTGGCAGGCGCACTCCCAACCGGCTCAACATGGTACATTCGATCCAATTACAACTCTCTCCAAGCTAACTCATTCGGATCTCAGGGTGCGTTTTTACCGCAGGTTCATGAAGCGGCGATGGATAAGCTCACCTTTGGTCAGCAACAGCTGGTAGACAAAGTCGCTCGTTCCATTCAGATGGCGGCGAGCGAGTCCTCCGGTGTATCGATGGAGCTACCACAGGCGTCAGATCGCGCACTGAAGGCTCTTGTATTCAACGCAGACGGCAGTGTCGGTGTATCGGTGTATGACTACGACATCCAGGCTGCAGCGGTGGCTGTGTTAGCAGCAGCAGCAGCAGCAAGTGAAACAGCAGCAGCAGCAAGTGAAACAGCAGCAGCAGCAAGTGAAACAGCAGCAGCAGCAAGTGAAGTGGCGTCAGATGCGTCAGCGGCAGCGGCTCTGGTGAGCGAGAACAACGCGGCAGCCTCTCTAGCCTCCATCGCCTTCCGTACAATCAACAAGCAGGCTGGTAATTATATAGTCCTGACTACTGATAGAAATAAGCTGATTGAGTACACTGGCACTGGTGGGCATATATTCACCCTGCCAACTACTGCAACCCTTGGTGATGGATTTGAGTTCCATATTAAGAATGCTGGTACAGGTTCAATGGATGTTGATGCCAACACCATCGGTGGCGCAGTCATTGATGGAGTGAACAGCATCACTCTTGTACCTGGGCAGTCTGTAGTGATTGTATGTGATGATGTAGCAGGGCATTACGAAGTTACGCAGTCGCGTGGCTACGCCCTCCTTGCATCAGCCTCTACAGTCTCGAACACACCAGCGGGAAACATTGCAGCGACTGATGTGCAGGGTGCACTAAATGAGCTTGATACTGAGAAGGCGTCTAAGCAGTATGTAGATGCAAGGGCTAATTACGCTAATGACAGCATCAACGGCCAGTTCAGAGTGGCTCAGGCAGGTACAAGCTTTCCTGCTCCCGTAACCAACACTTACGATCTTGATGGGTGGTTATTTAGGTATATTGGCACAGGTGTTGTTACTGTTGCACAGGCGACAGGGTCAACCACTGGAAAACTTGCTAGAGCCGTCACTGTTACTACGGCAGATGCGGCTATTGCAGCAGGAAACTACTACGCAAGCGTAACCAAGATTGAGGGGCATGATGCTGTTAAGTATCTCGCAGAGGCTTCTACGGTAGGTGTAACTGTATCTGCGCCTGTTATTGGGATTCACTGTATTGCTATCTATAATGGAACTTCAACCTATGTTCAGGAAGTGGATATTCTTGTTGCTAATACGCCACAAGCTGTAGTGCTAAACTTCCCACTAACACCAGTGATAGCAAGTGCTGTGAATGCGTGGGGTCTAGAGATTCGCTTTACTAATGCTTGCGGAGCTACATACCAAACTACGGCAGACGCTTGGAATGCTGGTGACTTCTATGCTACAGCTAACCAAGTGAACGACATGGCAACCATAAGCAATGTGTTCACCTTAGAGGATGTGACATTTAACCTTGGCACTTCCGTAGTCCCTGATACTGCAACCTATGAGCAGGACTTGGCTCGGTGTCAGCGGTACTACAAAGAGTTTACCCAGATAAAGCTGAGGAATGGTGCGGCACTCTCCGAAAATGTTATTTTTGAGCGGTCTTTACCTGTTGAGATGCGGGTTGCACCAACTGTCACATTTACCACAGCTCTCGGAAGTGGCGTGTCGGCTGTACCGTTTGTAGATGGGATACAATTCGTGGCCGTAAGTGATGGTGGACAGGGCCGAGTGCTCCTTAGTAACATTACAGTCAGTGCGAGGTTATAACATGAAGATAAATACAGTAGTAGAACGTGAGGATGTGTACCAAGTCAATGGCAATACGTTCGTACCTAAGGGTGATGCAGAGTTCTTGCTTAAATTGCAGAAGTGGATTGATAGTGGCGGTGTGGTTACCCCATATACAGCCCCAGCGCCTACAGTGCTTGAGCAGATAGTAGCTCTCGAACAGTCTATTGATAGCTCACGCATACGAATTGAGTGCTTATCTGCTGCCATAAAGACCAGTGCTGGTCAGCCGCTTACTGCTGATGAGCAATGGGCATTGGATAAGGTGAACACAGTTAGTGCAGAGATTGTGCGGCTGAGGGCGCAGTTGTAGATGCCTTGGTTTAAGAACAGGAAAATATAAGCGTGAACATGCCGCGTCAGGATGAAATCAATGATCAGTCAACCAATGAACACTGACACAATGAAGCACGGAGCAGATGCAGTAGCAGCCGGTGCAACCGCGTTGTCAATCTTAGAGTGGATGCCAGAGATCGCAGCACTGTGCGCAGTGATCTGGTACACAGTGAGGTTCATTGAATACACTGTTGTAAAAGTGCGTGAGTATAAACAGAGCAGGAATTGATTTACGAAAGCATTCGAGACCTCCCTCAAGAGATCCTTGATTCATGGGATCAGCGGTGGCCGAACTTCCCGATCACTGAGCCGAACCTATCCTGCTCATGCTGCGGTGAGTTCTACTGGGGTCCAGAGTTTTACATAGGTCTTGATCGACTGCAGCTGGTGCGAACTGATACCGGCACCCCTATTGGATTCTCAAGCGTACATCGATGCTGGCATCACAACGCAATGGTAGGGGGCGCCCCTTTGTCAGTGCACAAGCTGGCAGCGTTCGACGTGAAGATCGGATCTCACGACAGGCACGAACTTCTCGCCGCCTTGAAGAAGGCTGGCTTCTCTACGTTTGGGCTATATAATTCGTTCATCCACACTGACATCAGATTGAATCGTTTGTGGTACGGGCACGGAGGTAAGAAGATATGGAATGGTTAGATGGATTACTTGGAGTAGGTGCGTCAGTAGCGAGTGGTGGCTTGTTCGGCATCCTCGGCTCAGTGGTTGGTGTGGTTGCTAAGCACTACCAGGAGAAGGCTCGTCAAGCGTGGGAGCAGAAGAAGTGGAGTCATGAAGAGAACATGCACAAGCTGCAGATGCAGGCTGCTGCCGCAGAGACTGAGCAGGAGATCGCTATCGTATCCAGCCAAGGTGCGTGGAATGGCCTGAGTGAGTCAATCACTGCTGATACTTCTGGCAGCCGTGGATCTTCTCAATGGGTGACAAACATCAAGGCACTCTTTCGCCCGTTCCTCACCGTCGTACTGTGGGTCATGGCCGCGTGGGTATTCAATAAGATAATCGACACTGCGTTCCAGGAGTGGCTGTCTACTCAGCCTGAGAACATTTCAGACATGATTCATTATATGGTTTATACAGTGTTCTTCACCGCGTCGAGTGCGACTACTTGGTGGTTCGGTGATCGAGCTCTGACACCTCCGAACATGAAACATCGTTAGCTTCATTCTTCAGTTCATGATGTAGGGCAATCAACAGATCCACTGCGGCTGATGCCAGGTGTCGAACCTGTACGTCACCCTTTGGATCTGGTATGAACTTCTCACCCCTGCGATGAGCGACGATGTGACGCATTGCTGCGTTCTTGTATTCACGAACCACTTCGCCGGTCTGATCCGTCCAGTTGTCACGCTCATATTTCAGGTTTCCGTCAGCGAGACACTTGACAGCCTCCTCCAGCGGCAGGGCGAGGATCAAATCCCAGTCAGTCTTGCCAGCGTAGGTCTTCAGCCCACCTGCTTTCATCTTATCTTCTTCCACTGTGGGCATCACTTCACCTCGCACTTATAGTATACCGGGATGTGTAGTCGATTGGCAAACTTCACCTCACTGGCTACACCGAAAGAATCCTCCCAGCCTGGGATCATCAGCACCCACAACTCGTCGCAGTGGCGAAGGTATGTCTCGTCGATGTGCAACCAGAACTCATGGGTGCGTGGTAGTTCGTGGTGCTGTGCGATATCGTGGCAGTGTACGATGGGTGAGAACGGAACAACTGACCCATCCATCATGATCTTCGCAGTGAAGTCGCGAACAGCTTCGTATCGCTGCTGCATCTCTTCTTCTGTGCCACTGTATGGTGACGCTATATATATTAGTTTGCTCATGCTCTCCACTCTCCGTTGATCACGCTGATCAGTACTCGTTTGCCATTTGGGTATATTCCGCAATGGGTTTGCAGCCATGAGCTGAGGCCGCGATTATACCCAAGCTGCAAGTATGTTGATGTGCCAGTCTGGTAAGCACCGAACTTAATGGCGGGTGAGTGACTGTGACCAACGATCATCTTATACTCTGACATTGCGAAACTGTTGACAGCTCCACGCGCTCCATTCGCGCCTCGGTCACCATGCTGGCCGACATCGATACCTTTGATCAGATGTGACTTGCGGTCACTGAGGAACTGATGATTACACTGCAGTCGGCCTCGTGAATAAAGCTCAAATGGATCAGGCGCCTTCGGACCCTGGGGTGTCCAACCTGCTTCGCCGTACACTGCAGCACACAGCTCGTGATAGATCAGAGCGTTGAATGGGTCACGATCCGGCTTGTATTCGTTCAGCCAGCGCATGAGGGCTTCGTTGTGGTTCGATGATACAATGAGGCTCTCGACCCCCTTCGGCGTCGTGGCGTCGATCATAGCCAGCGTGGTGTCCAATTCCTGCCGTACATCATGGTGCCCAGTCACTGCATTGATGTGCCTGACCAGCCTGTCGTTATTGTGATGATGATTCTGCGGATAGAAGTCCAGCACATCGTGACGCACAATAGTATTCGGGCTCAGCACTTTGACTATTGAATCTTTGTTCTCGTAGGTGGCTGCTCGGACGACAGGGTCCATGAATAAAGCGTGCTCGTCACCGGTCACTAGTGCTGTCAGACCCTCTCCAGCTGTTACACCACTTGCGGTGTAGAACTTATCCAGGTCATAGAATGAACCAGCCGATGATGCCGACAGCTGGCGCAGGTGGAACACGTCACCGACTACTTCAACGACCAGTGCTGAGAACGAGTGGTGATGCTTACCTTTGGCACCGGCCTTTGTCTCAGAGTAATTACGCTGCGATACTGAGCCAGTGGTGTGCAGAATCTTCGGCATCTTATCCTGTGGCGTGGCGACAGTTTTCATCCGTAGTTGCCCATGCCCAAAGACTGCTGATCGCGTGCCGGATATGGTTTCCAATCCGGTTACCGGGTCGACTGCTGTTGCTTGGATCTTGATTGACCCCATGACCGCGATGTTCTTGTTCAGCACCAAGTCACGATCAATTAGGTACGGCTTCACATCAAGCGGATACCAAAGGTCGTCCTCAGAGTGACGATCAGCCCAGCCAGTCGGGTTTTTGTATCGAACAGGAATGACCAGTAGTTCTGCGTCGTTGTGCCTGCAGTATTGTCGCAACGCATCAAAGAACCCGCGATGAACTGGGGTATTGTTCTGTGCAGATGTGACCACATACCGCTGCACCTTGGTGGATCTCTTCAGCTCTCTGATGTCAGCAACACGAGCCTTGACAGTGTCCTTGTCAATCAGTGGCGAGTCAGTCACCGTCGGCTGAGTGGTGCGATACTTGCAGAGCTTACAGTAGTATCGCTGAGTTCCTGTTGGAGTCTTGCCCCACTTCGCCATACCCCCTTCACATTTCGGACAGGTGGTGCTCATTTGAACCACCCCTCTCGTTTGAGGATGAAGTACAGAGCAATGACAAACAGCTTAGCAAGTACAGTCCACCCCCACAGCATTGCTACGGGCTCAATCACACCGGCGAGCATGACTCACCGGCCCCACATGAAGAACTTATAATTGACGTAAGCCGCTGTCTCGCTCAGTGCGATCAGTGGCCAAAGTATTGAGTACGTCCAGATGGTAAACGGAGCAGTGCCGACGTCACTCTGGTTGTGTGTCTCACTGTACACGTAACCAATCATCACCAAATAAATATAGAATAGTATCATGCTATTTTCTCCTTTTTAAAATGTAAAACGTCAGAATTGCACCGGTGACAATTCCGTTCACACCACCAACCATGACGCCCATCAGATAGTAGTCGAGTAGACCCATTACGACTTGCCTGGGCAGCGCGGTGCGTGCCACCCGGCTGGGTAGTTGCGACAGGTTTCATCGCACGCCGGTGTGGTCGAGTGGTCGAGCTCAGCTAAAGCAGCGTCGACGATGTCGATCACGCTCTGATGATATGCAATCTTCTGGATGGCGAGTAGCGCATTAGTCGCTACTTCAAGTTTTGATTTGCTCATGTGTTCTCCTCTGCTCTCTGCGTGTACGATAATGTCATGTAATGCTGATGTCAAATAAAAGATTAGGGTGGGGGAGCAGACGGAGAGAGAGAAGACCCCACCCTAACCTGCTCTGCACTCTACTCAGTAGAAGTTCACCGTCAACTCATTCGTAGTATAGCCATCGCGGTATCTCTGGATGGCTGACTTCAGTCCTTCCTGGTCGTCAGTCTTCCTCTCGATTGCGTCAGCCACGGCGAGATCCAGTGTGTCGTTGCACAGTATCCTGATGATCGATACGACTGACTTCTGACCCTGTCGGTCGATACGCTTGTTCAGCTGCAGGTAGAACTCAAGACTCCAGTTCAATCCGAACCATACCACGATGTGCCCCGTATCCTGCAGCCCATCGACTCCGTGACCCATTGAAGCCGGGTGTCCGAGCAGCAGCGGGATCTCACCTCTGTTCCACTTGTCGATGATGTCGCCGGTCTTCGATGACTTCTCCCCTGTAAGGTTAACCGGCTTGTACTTCTTGAATCGCTTCATGATCCGAGCAGCGTCTGACTTGAACGTATAGCTGCACAGCACCGGTGACCCACCGGCTTCTTCGAGGATGTCTTCCAGTGCATCCAGCTTGGCATCGTGGATTGCCTCGAACTCTGGCTCACCTGCCACCAAGTAAGGACTGCCGTTGCAGAACTGCAGGCACTTATTCGACACTGAGCTACGGGAGAAGACTTCAATCTCTGTACCGCTGTCGAGCTGGGTGAACATGTTCTTCTCCACCTCGTCATATGCGACACGTGCTTTCGGTGGCAGGTCAACCATCATGTTGGTGATGTTCACGTCAGGTAGATCCAGGTAATCCTTGCTATCCATCTTCACAGTGATGTCGCTGATCTTATGCTCGATCCACTGCTTGCCGATCTCAGTCGGTGTGAATCCCCAGCCCATATAGTCACTGGCGAAGTAGCTGTCTTTGTAGTGGGTGACATATTCACCAAGTCTTTCGCCACCATCTACGGCCAAGTACTGACCATGTAGATCCAGATACCCGTTGCTTGCCGGGGTGCCGGTGAGCCCTGTTCGATACTTGAACTGTTTCAGGATCTTGCGCCAGCCGGTGACATGAACCTTGTACGTCTCGCCTCGCTTATCCTTTCGATCCCGGTTACCACCGGCCACTCGCAGGGTGCCTGAGTTCTTCAGCTTCGACACCTCATCATAGACAACCATCTCAAATGGCAGAGGTTTATTCTGCTTCAGGTAGTAGTGATCCAGGGTTTCTGCCAGCCAGTTCATTGACTCATAGTTGATCAGGAAGATGTCAGCGTCAGCAAAGAGTGCACGAGTTCTCTTGTCCTTGGTGCCGTGCACGATTGAGAAGCGAAGGTGCTTTGTGTGGCTCCACTTCCTGGCCTCACGTGTCCACACTGACTGGATGACTCGCAGTGGTCCGAAGATCAGAGTCTTCTTCACCTGCCCTGCTCGCATCCTGTCGACGATTGTGGTCAGAGTGCACACCGATTTACCCATCCCCATATCCAGCCACAGCATTGAGTCCTTGTGTGCCAGCTGGTGCAGGATGCACTCTCGCTGATACAAGTGGATCATGTCAGGTGTTAAGAGTTGCGAACTCACCGAAGTGCTCCTTTGCTGCTTCATTATATCGAACAGCAGCTTCCCCGGGTGTGTCGAACCTACCGAGGTATGTTTGTTTTCCGTTTATTTTAATCTGTGCGTGCCATTTGCCTGATTTACTATTGCGAGATACACCTCTGAACCCTGAAGTGTTGTGCGAAGGTATACCTGAGTTTCCTGAGTTGTCTCTGCACGTAGCCGAGCGAAGGTTATTCCACGCATTGTTCACCCTGACCCTGTCTTTGTGATCGACATACTTTGGGACCACTCCTGTCATATACAAGCATGCCAGCCTGTGAAGGCGATATATCTTTTTGTCGATCATGGTGTGGAGGTAGCCCTTGCCATCGACAGTCCCAACCACCTGTCCTTCCAACGCACGAGGATTCCTGAATAGTCTGTTAGTGAATACACCTGTTTCTGGATTATAGTGGATAATTCGTTTCAGTTCTTCTTGCGTGAGCATTCACCCTCCTATATGTGTTGAAGGAAATACCCTATATATGACAGAGGAAATATCAAGCATCAGCGGTACTCCCAGCCAACCATAGGTAAGTCATCGTAGTTGTGGAGATCAGCTACGAAACCATCGACACCTCTCTCGCCGTAGACAGTAAACACTTTGGCACCTGCTTCTTTCAGTCGAGCGTGCTCACGAATCTGTGCTGGTGACAGGGCGCCGTCGACAGTCTTCACTTCAACAAACCAGACCATAGTTGCCACAATGACAATCCGATCCGGTACACCGTCGCGACCAGGGCTCACCCACTTGCGAGTGATGCCGCCGATCTTCTGCACCTCTGAGTCGAGATACTTTTCTACTTTGCTTTCACGGACGCCCATTGATCAACTCCATGACCCTGTCAGTTAGTGGCTTCAAAAAAACCTCTTCAATTCTGCGCTGTCGAGCTTCGGTTTCGGCTTGTTGCTTAGTTTGATATCTGTTATTCAATCGTCGGATCTCAGCGGCTGTGATGCATTTGCTAGTCATTGATCAACTCCTCAGTGGCAGCACAAGCTTCTCTGCCTCGTTAATATAGTACTCATAGTTGATGGTGTCAGTAAACTCATCCATCCTGTTGCATATCCGCACAGTGTACCCGGTGTGGATGCCGGTGCGACGTTCTTCATGGCGACTCTGGTTCTTGGTGTGGAGGTCTGCACTCCACACGCTGTTGTCATTGGCTTCGTACACTGCCTTGCTACACTGGGCGCCTTTCTTGAAGTGACCCTCGATACCGGTTGGTGGTGAGAACTTCTCCAGGATATCACCGTCGGTGCTGATGTAATACCTGATGATGTTACCAACCTTCACTCCACCGTGCTCAAGCATCGAGCTGCGTGGAACCTTGGTACGCAGCATGAAGTCGTGGATGTCCTTGTGGCTGGTGATGAACTCACGGATGTCTTCGCCACGCACCAGTGCCGCCTCAGCAGCTTTGGCTACCACTCGTGATGACCAGTCCTTGTGCCACGGAAGCTCACGAGTACCGGGGTCTTCTTCAGCAGTGACGTATGCATACGCACCGATCCGCTTCAGTTTGCCATCCTCGTACTCAGCAATATAACTGTTCACGTCCCGGATCATCATTCGGTTGTAGGGGACCTTTTCAAGCTCAAGCTTAGTGACGCCTTCCCACCACTTACAAATCGCTCTGGAGTGCCCTAGGTACTCACGAGGGCACAAGTATGTGATGCCATCTGTGTTGCACTGAACCATAGTCAGTCCGGGGATCTTCAACATCTGTTCAACCAGCATCAGCAGCAGCAGTTGGCCATTGATTGTGATGCTCATGGTGTAAGCCATATCAAAGAATGGGCTGTACTTGTTGTTCGATCCACCGTAAGCACCGACCAGTCCGAGCTTGTATGCTGCGTTCTCTGGTGATCCTTTCTTATGGGTCTTCCTTGTCTCATACATGCTCAGGTAGGCGTCACAGAACTCACGCCCCAAGTGAGCAGGGAACAGTTCATTGTGGATGCCCATGTTTGGATAGTATGACGCGACATCCACATCCACTAGCTGATGAGTCTCACTCGACTCGATGATAGATTGATGCATCGAAGCATGCAGACCGCCGGTGCCGATCTTATACTCAAGACCTTGCACCTCTGCTACGAGATCAGTGAACACTCCCTTCGTCTCGGTGATCGTCTGTGCCGCCAGCCATTGATGGATTCGATTGAACTCTGGGTTCTCCAGATGCACGTAAGGGAAGATGACAGTCGACAGACCCAGCGATCCATGAATGGTCTGTTTCTTTTGTCGACCCTGGGTGTAGCAGCTGATGCCGTGCGCTTCCATCTCAGAGATCAGGATTGTCTCACCAATCTTGATGTCGTTCATGTTGGTCATGTTCCTGCCGAATCTGTCGGACAGCTTCTCACGCAGTGCGATAGCATGTGACGACCGCTCATAGAACATCAGTGTCGCATCAACATCGTGCCCGTTGTATTCGATCAGAGTGTCGATCTGCTCTGACGTCAGGTGAGTGCCCACTGGGAATGGCAGATCTTCGACCGAGTCCATCCTCATGTGGCACTCAAGGATCTTGAGGCTGGTTGACTTTGCCGGGTTGTCGAAGTGATGGATCTTGAACAGATCAACCTGCGGGATCAGCTGATCCTTGTCCCAGATTACATGAGCGAATCGTGCATTGAATGGTGCGTTGATGATTGACATCGCCACTTTGTAGATCTGTGGTGCAGTGGTGGCAATGCGGTTCAGGATCTGATGCAGCACTGGATAATCGAAGCCGAGGTTGTTGAACCCCACCATCCGGCATCTCATCTGGTTGGCAGTCGTGATGAATAAAATGAGCTGGTTTAACTCATCCTTTCGATCACTGATCTCGAAGCACCACTGCGTCTTTGATACGGCATGAGTCGCACGCAGCGTGAAGGCATTCGGGAATGTTTCAATATCATAGATGATGTCGCCGGGTGTCAGCCCGTAGATGAAGTCAGGTTGCATCTCTTCTCCTCTGTCTCATTGTATCGGCAGATGTTCATAAGTGCCGATGCTTCTCTCTTACAGCTGGTGGCTACCGTTTATTCAACAACTGGCTCCGACGGTAGAACGGAAAGCACGTGTATTATTCAACCACCATGTGTAAGAGAGGCTGCCCCGAAGAGCAGCCACTCTGTTTAAGCGAAGCTAGGTTTGATCATCAACCCACCATCAATCAGACCCTGATCAGTCCAACCAGCTTTGATATACTCTTCATAGCTGGTAGTCGCTGCAGCAGTCATGACGTTCGCAGCTGGAGCTGGAGCTGGAGCTGGGGCTGGGGCTGGGGCTGGAGCTGGAGCTGGAGCTGGAGCTGGAGCTGGAGCTGGAGCTGGAGCTGGAGCTGGAGCTGGAGCCTGCTGCGCATCAGGGCCACCATGAGTCGGGAAGCCACCGGTAGCAACATCACCGAACATGCTCGCAGCAGTCTGCGTGTTGCCCAGTTTGCCCAGTGGGCCTTCTTCACCGGTGATCATCACACCATTGACGTAAGCACCCACGCCTTTGTTGACCGGTAGGTTGTATGGGTTGATGTTGATCTGCGCCCATACGATGTCACCGGCCTGCACCAGACTCGGGTCCATCACCGGCTGAAGATCCAGACCGACGACCAGTGGCTTCTTATCAGCTGATGAGTTGGCACTCAGTGACATGTAGCCTGCGAGTGCTGGGGCGTCAGGCCAAATTTCAGCAGCTGGTTTGAAGCACAGCTTGCCGTTGTGCGGGAACCCAGCAGGGAAGCCGTTTGCTTTTTCAGCTTCGACTGCCTGCTGAATCATGGCAACCTGTGGGTCATTGTTGGCAACCAAGATGACAGCTCCGAACTTCGGATCATCACCGGGGTTCACCGAACGTGCGACGAACAGGTGTGGGTATGAAAGAATACCTTTTACTTTGATCTGTGTTGACATGTTTCTCTCCTCCTCAGAAGAATGATACAGGCTGCTCTGCCTGTGTTTCTGCTGCAGCTTCTGCGGAAAAGTCGACGACGGCTGCAGCCTGATTACGTTCAACTTTTTTAAGTGTGGGTTTACCCGGCTGATAAGACACGAACTGTTTGAAGATACGTTCTTTCTGGTCTTCAGTCAACAGGTCTGACTTCTTCAGTGCACCGGGTGTGATCAATGACGCAGGGTAGATGTCAGCCTTCCTCAAGCGGCGACCCTTCAGTGCTTTCTCGATCTCTTCAGCTGATGCGTTCCAGCCGTTACTACCTCGCCCTTTGCCCATGATGTAACCAGGTACGTTGATACCTTGTTCAACCCTGAACCGGACTTCTTCTTTTACCTTGGCGAACTGCGCCATCAGTGCTTCTTCAGTGTCAGCAAGATCTGCCAACGCTTCATCACTGAGTGACTTCAAGTCACCAAAGTCTGCTACCTTGATATCCATTTTATCTAGCACCTCCATGCTCGACTCTGCTCCAGCGCTGCAGTGTCCTTTGTGTTTGCACCACTCGTTACAATGTGGACCGGGGATCAGTGGTGCGTTCGGATCATCAGTCAGTGCTGCTGCTTTACCACGTTCAGCGATCATCTTCATCACGTAGCCCGACACGTCGTTCTGGTAACGAATCGGTGTGGTAGTTTTCGGTTGCACAATGGTCATGCGAACCGGGATGGCTTTTTTAATGTCATCTCGTTCTGCATGAAGCTGTCCACCAAGGTAGTCAATCAACTGGCCATTGTTCTTCTCAGAAACATAGCCGCGACCATCTTTGTAGTCAGCCACTTCCATGAAGATGACTTCCTCATCCAACACCACTGTGATTGTGATGTCGCACGTGCCCCACCAGTCATCACGACCAACAGCAGCACCTGGGTTTGACCGCGCTTCAGGTTTGACAAGCACTTCGCAGCCGGGGAACTGAGCCTTCAGCTCATTGACACGACGTTCAACATAATCAAGGCAGATCTGCACTCTGGCAATACGATCAGGGTGAACCATCCACCCCATCAGATTGTCTTCATGGTTTACGCCAATGATCTGACCGTCGTATGCGTCAGCTCGTACCCCGTTGATCAAGCACAGCTCCAGCAGCAGGTGGCTGCCGGTGCCATCAATGGCAGCTGCACTTGATGTATTAGGGTACACTGCCTCTTCTCGTACAGAGCCGGGGCAGTGAGGCCATCGCTTATTCGATGGGCCTAAGCGTGCGTGACTCATGTCAGAGCCTTGATGCGAGCCAGTGCTTCACCGAACTTCTCAGGTGCGAGTGTGTTGATGGAAGCACTGCCACCCAGTTCAGTCAACACTGCTTGGATCTTCGGCATTGCTTCTGCCTCATGACCACCGAGTCGTGTGAACTCTGCAACCAGCGCGGCGTTGAGTTCTTCAACAGTGACAACAGGTGCTTCAGTCTTCGGCGGTGCAGGTGCAGGTGCAGGTGCAGGTGCAGGTGCAGGTGCAGGCTTAGCTGTCTCCACTTTATCAGTGGCTGCGCAGGCGTCAGGCTTCAATTGCAAGTCACCAACACCTGTGATCTCAATCGGTGCGTGAGCTGGTTGCTCGGCAATCTTCTCCAGAGCGTCAGCGATTCGTTTCAGGTTATTTTCGATACTCATTTGTATATACTCTCCTCTTTCTGTTCTTCGGTTGGCTTGATGGTCAACCGTCCTTCATTGAAAGCTGTAATAATCTCCCGCATCATATCAGCGGGATTACGCTGCAGCTTCTTACAGCGTAACTTGAATGCATCTATCACTTTTTTGCAGATGCGGAGTTGGTAGTTAAAGTTAAAGTTCATATTGTGCTCCAGTATAATGTTATAGTACTACATGTCAATACATTTTATTACTTCATTTCACCGCCTCCATGTAACTGTCGTACACTTCGGAGCATGACATGTTCAGATACTTATCTGTGTCACGTACAACCCATAGCCGGATTGCCTCACGATGTTTCTCTGCTCTGATTCTTGCGATGTCATTGATCCCGTTCATCGTGCGACCAATCCACACCGGTGACAGCTTGGTCAGGTCACACATGATCATGTCACTCATCTCTGGGCTCAGTGCTGCAGCCTTCAATGTAACCATGATCTCAGCAGCGGTGACCAAGTCGTTCCTGAATGCTCCGACCTTGTTCTTAATGAGGAACTCAATCGTGTGCTGCATTGGAGACTTCGATGCGTCGGTAATGTCGCGTACAAAGTCAGTCATCACTGGTGCAGCACCTGGGTTGAAGTCAGTCAGATCAACCTGGGTCATAAGATACCAGATGCAATAGTTGACCCCACCTGAGTGCATCCAGTTCCACATCTCAGTCCAGTACTTTCTCCACTGAGGCTTCATCTCGCCCGATGAGTCACGCACATTCAGGTCAGACCATGTGCCGTAGATCCTGCGACTGGTGCCTGCCAGCTTCACAGGTTGGTTGCCGTTGTTGGTGGTCATGGTGACACTGACAATGTTGTCGATCTTCACTGGTGTAATGCCTTTCTGGTTCACTCGCAGGCTATCAGGTGGAGCAGAGCAGAGTGGCTTGATCTTATTGGATACGACGGTCGCCATCTGATGATCGCCCAGCTCTGCTTCATTGATGTGCAGGTGCTTGGTGCTCAGTAGGTAATCATTGAAGCCGGTCAGCAGTTCGTCACCATTGATCACTGTGCCGTACTCACCCATCGCTTTGCACAGCGGGTAGAGTAGAAAGTCTTTACCAGACCCTTCGAGCCCACCGAGTAGCAGCATGTGATTGATCTTCTGCTCGGGGTGGCGAAGGGTGAAGGCCATCCACTTGATCATGTGGTCGCGGTTGCTTGACCAGCCGAGTGCGTCCCAATGATTAAGCCACGGTGAGCAGTCGCCCGGCACACCCTGATCAACCTGAGTCGGTGACCACGTGTTACCGTATTTGATACCCCGGTCAATGTAGACCATCGGGCGCTTTGGCGCGAAGTTCAACCGGTCAACCTTCTCCACCCTGCCATCTTCAAGCGCAGTCTTCTTGGCCTCTTTGTCCTCGTGCGAGTAAGAGTTCTGGAACGCAGCAGGGGTCAGGAACATCCGGGTTGCTACATCGTAGAATCGATCCTGCTCTTTGATATACAGGAACTGCTTATATAGTGCAATCCCTTCTTTGTTCGCCTTGTACCAGTCAGCACGCAGCTCCTTGAGCATCTCTTTCATGAATGTTTTGGACCAGTGCATCACGTCGCTGATCTCATCGTGCCAGCTCATGCGATCCAGTGCCGGTAGTGAGTCGACAACCTGCAGCAGACTCTGAGCTTTAGCTCTTGCCTCAGCTGACGTGCGATCAATCATTCTGAGATCATCCATCACGCTGCGTGCAGTAGGCGCTGTTGGTTCGACAGTGGCGTCAATGAAGCTAACAGGGCTCTGCACAGTAACCTGCGTGGCGTTGGTGTGCACAGGAGCTGTTACTATCTCTGCGAAGTCACGCTTCAATCGGAACATCGCCATTGTCTCACTGAACCCTGGCTTCTCTTTGTCGAGGAACCCCATCAGGTCGCGCACTGTACGCTGCTCACAGGCTCCGTGGTGACACTTGAACCCTATTGAGCCGTCACCATTGGTGAAGACTGCTGAGCCATTGTCTACTCTGTCGGTGTGCTCATCCACCCACGGACAGGTGATATCAAAACGTCCGTCGGATCGTACATCTTTAATGTGAATGAGGTCTGGGATTTGGAGGAGGGGATGATCTGGTAGATCAGCAGCCCCGTCGACGCGACCTTCTCTGCGAACAGCTTCGAGATCAACGTGGAAGGGTGCGGCGAGATCTGCGAGAGTAACTCTTCTCTCGGGATTCCACTCAGTGAGTCGACACTTGAACGGCTCACCATTGACAAGCTTGCTTGCCTTGTTGTTTGATCCTTCCGGTAGTCGTACATAACGCGTTACTCCCTTCATCCCTGGATCTTTACCCTGCGGCGCCAGTCCGTTAGCTACCAAGCCATCCAGCAGGTTCTCAACCTTGTGTCTATCAGCGCATGGCACATCGAGGATGTAGCCCCACTGCTCAGATCCTGCAGATGATTCAAGAATCCATGCAGGCTTTGGCAGCTTGTTCGCTTCAGCGATGTCCAGCTTCTCACGAACATCATCAAGCACGATAACTCTGGTACGCAGGAACAATGCCTTGCGGCGACGTGCTACACCTTTCTCATCAGGTGCAAAGATGGAGATGGTGAAGTATTGATTGGTGCCCGGAGTCAGTGGATATCTGCAGGCGTAGTCACCCTTCCATGCGATCAGGTGCTTATCTGCGGGTATAGCCCCAGGGTCGTAACTGAAATCTGTAACATGAGCGTATGGTGCATCTTCGGCAAACAACGCTTCAAGAAATTCTTTATTCCCGATCACAAGCTCTCCTTCTCTCTGGTTCGGTACTGTATTGAATAGTAATGCGGGAGTCAAGCCACCATTGATAGGTCGAGCGTCTCCAGCACGTAGCCGATGCTTAGATCCCCTGCTGCAGCTGTGTAGCCATGTTTACCAAGGCCGGTGTGCAACCCTGGTCCCAGTTCGTAACGTCAGCTGGTGAGTCACACAGGCAACCTGCTGAAGGCCAGCGCGAACAGTGCAACGATGAAGATGAAGATCTCACACCAGTATTTCATGATAAATTTCATAGACTCATGCCCCTCTGTATCAAGCTGTTCATGATGGCAGGTCCGATGTACCGCTGCTGATTCTCCAGATACAACATGAACCCAGAGTAGCTGTCCATCTCCAGCATCGCGTAGTATTCAGTCATCTGTTCTTCAGATGGGGAGGAGATGTCACTGATCGGCTGGCACAGGTGCTCATCGAGCAGCAGCACTTCGTTGTCAAGATCGATCACGGTGACACCATTGCGACCGGGTTTGATGTATCCGTTTTCACTGACCGCCTGAGCAATCAGAATGATGAAGCACCTGCCGTTATCGAATGTCTTTGTACAGTGCCATCGTGGGCTGTGGAGATACGGACCGGTCCTGGTTTCAGTTAAGTAGCTCATCGAGCCACCTCCTCAAGTGTGATGTTAAGCATGCCCTTCGGCTTGTGACCACAGTCCATGACGAAGATCATGTTCGGGATCGGGCGAACGATCGGTGTCTTTCCGCGCCGATGAATCCGCACATGGCTGTTCATCATGAGCGATTCAATGGTAACCAGTGTCAGATGATCGCAACCTTCAACGATCACAGTGCTGCAGTACTCATAGTAGTCATTGAAGCTGTCGTTGGCAAACTGATGAGCACTGATCGTGCGATATACGCCCTGCGACTCTGCGATGGTCTTGGCCAGTGTTGACTTCCCAGATCCAGCTGGGCCACTGATGCTGAGCCCGTTCTTTAGTAAATGTTTCATTTCTCTCTAGCCTCCATCATTGCGTCAGCGTATCTATAAGCTGCCTCTGCATAATTGCTGCTATTTTCACTTGCTCCTGCTGCAATAATAACCCCCTGCAAAGCAGTCATGGCGAACTGGTCGCGCAGTGTGGGGGTTTTGCTGGCGATCTCAATCAAGCAATCATCTGTTGTTTCACTCATCATTCCACCTCACATTTCTTAATCTTGGCAAGTGCCTCTACACCTATCTTAAAATTAGATTCGCGCCTCCCACTGTTGTCCTTCATCCGGTCAATGGCCTCCACAGCTATAGCCAACTGCTTTGTGAGGCGAGCGTTATCATTCCACAGTCTAACATTCTTGTGCTCAAGCCATGTCTTAGACATCGTTGTATCACTCATCACTTGACTCCACAATCTTCCCACAACACTCACACCGCTTAACAACATCAAGCTTGCTCATGTACTCATCAACCATATCGTTCAGTATGTTGATTGCCGAGTCTCTGGCAGCATCAGCAGCAGCATAAGCAGCATCACGAGCATCAGCAGCAGCAGCGTCACGAGCATCAGCAGCAGCAGCGTCATGAGCATTAGCAGCAGCATGAGCAGAAGCATGAGCATCAGCAGCAGCAGCATAAACAGCAGCATAAGCAGCATAAGCAGCAGCCCTAGCCTCTTTACGGATAGATTCATCTCCAGTCACAAGGTAGCGAACAATTAGATTGTACTTATCTGTAAATTGCTTGATCTTTTCAATGTTGATTAGCGCCTGCTTTCTAGCGAACGCTCTCAACAACCAGTCGTTGTCGAACCCCTCAACCTCAATCGCTGCCACTTTATCAACAGCTTCTCTCAATTCTTTATATGTTGCCATGCTACTCCTCCGTCTTCTGCTTGATTGCTTCTATGGCTTCTTCTATTCCGAAACTACGCTGCTTATATAACTCTAGGTGGTCAGGGTCGAAGTCTGGTAGCGCATCATATTTCTTAAACTTCTCGCTAAGAATAGCAAGGCACTCCTGATGATGCTTGCGCTTTAGGGCGGTGAGGGATTGGTGAGGGATTGAATCAACTAAGCGCAGGTTCTCAGCAATCAACTCCTTTATACCGACATCATCATCTGAGTAGTCGCATTCTGTTATCTCACAGTTTGACATAAGCAGACCATTCCTGAGTGTCTCCACATGCGCCTTCAACTCTCGATTAGATAGCCTCTCCCCATCCAGATCATTGCTGCACTCAGTCAAGGCAGCCTCTAATCTATCAACCTCTGCCTGCATGGATGCGCGGCCATCGGCGTATGCTTTATCATACTTCCGCTTCTCAAAGCAATGAGGGCATGACCTGTACTGCCGCCCGTCATAAATTTTGGTGCAAGCACTACATGTTGCCATTATACACCTCACGCTCTTGTTTGTCAGTCATTTCACCACCTCCATTGCCTGCTTGATTGCCCGAATTGCGATCTTGGCCCTCTCCTCCCACTCAATAAGGTCGTGATGCGAGTCGCTATTAAATCCCTCATCAAATAAAGACATAAGCACTTTGACATGCGACTTCAACACGTTCAGCTCATCAACCTCTGCCTGCATGGATGCGCGGCCTGCTCTGAATATATTAAATGTGGGGTAGTCAGGTGTCTTTACTTCCTCAACACACCATTTTCCGAACGCCTCACGCTCTTGTTGGTCAGTCATCCTTCACCTCCGCAACCTTCAACGGATTTATTGCTGCACCGATGCTGCTTGAATCTTGGTTTCAATATGTGGGTGTCATGCACCCCGAACAGTTCACCACATAAATTGCACCGTGCCTCGGTGTAGTCTCCAAATAATTCGTTGTAACTGGCTATAGAGAAACTTCGCACAACACCATCGCTACACTTCAGTTTCATTTTTCACCTCCATCTGGTGCAGCCTCAACCGCTGCGTGTTTCTGTGCGTTGTTCATCATTGGTAACCCCACAGCTCTTTCAAATGACGCTCTGCAGCAGTGAAGCCTTCGTTCTCCAGCTCTTCGAGTACTTCTTCGCGAATCTCGTCGGTGAAGTTTGACTGCTCTGCCTCAGCGTCAGCGTCACGTCGGCCGATCTGATATGCCTCACGCTCACCTTTAGTAGTGAGCTCTGGCCCAAGGTCACCCTGCACCAGTCCATCGTCAGTCGCCGGGTTGCCGCACACAGCCAGCACCTTCTGGAATAGTTCATTTATGATCGTTTCGTCACCGGCTACGAGTGCAGGGATGGTTACTGTCCACAACTCTTCACTGGCCGACGACGCACCACATTCATCACCCGGGCAGCCCGGACAATCATGACTGCGAATAGCTGCGTCCTGCTTCAGTGCTTCCAGTAGTCCGACACGCTGGCGCTCGGCACTGATGGATCTCTCACAGAGCTCTTGGATCAGCAGGTCATTCTTATACAGGATCTTCATCCGTTCTGCGTACTGACTGTTTGACTCGTTACCGTTGTTCATTTCCTTCTCCTCTTTCTCTCGGATTTGCTCAGCTTCTTTGGCGCAGTGCTGAACTTCTTCTGCTTCTCTTCTGCTTCAGCTCGTCGCGCTGCTTCAACTCTGCGACGATAGTGGCCGGGTTCTACTGTTGGGGATATCATCGTCCACCAAACCTTGCGAACTTCTGTGCCAACTCGTGATACCTTCTAAGCTCTGGCAGGTATTCACCTTGTCTATTCAGCCGGTTCTGGGCTATGCGCCTGATCACTGACTTAGGTGTTCGGCCCAGTAGGCAGGATAGATCTTCCAGTGACAGCTTTGCATCCAGCATGTCGCGTAGGTCGTCCATTTCTTCTGCAGACCAACGTGCTCCAACCCTGGGTCTGATTTTTATAAATGATGCTTTGAGTCCCATGTTATCTCTCCTTCTCTCTTGCAGCGAATCTGGCAGAAGCCACCGGCGCACCAGTGGCAACTGTCAAACAGCTTACTCTTCCAGCTCTTTAAGCAGGCTCAGCGACGCAGCGAGCTTGGCTGTGACCTGTTCAAACACATCAGCTTGGTCGTCGTTCTCAGCGTTCTTCAGCTGACGTTCGACCCTGCTGTTCAGAGCATTGATTTCTGACTTCAGTGCCTGCAGTGGTGTCTGGTCTTCATTTAATTTATTGATATCACCGTACATCTTCAAACTCCTATTTATCGATTATTGCCATTAAGATTAGTATCACTGCTACAAGGATGGCGACCTTGCAGTCGTGTTTCATTTGCCGTTGCCGCGTGTCCGACGCTCATGGCGACGACGTTTGTTTGCACGGCTACCGGGCGATGTGCGAGTGCCTGTGTAGCCGTACTGTTTGAACTTTGGCATGTGCAGCTGTTCTGGTGCTGGCTTGCTGCCGGCGAAGAACGCAGTCGCTGCTGCTGCGATCCTTGTGAATAATCCTGATTTGCTCATTTTTACACCTCCACGTTCTTATAGGTTGTCTTCCATTCAACCTGGTCACCGTCGCTGGCACAAAGCAAGCCGGTTGTCTTCTGCTCGCCGCTGTCGAGCTGGTTGAGCATGTCGATCAACAGTGCCCTGACCGACTCGATGTCAGTAGTCTCTGTTTTAACTGTTACTGTTACTTTCTGCATTTTCATTTCTTCTCTCCTCTGATAATTACTGGTACAAGAGCCAGTATTGATAAACCGAACACACTGGCAAGTGTTATGTTCAGTGGTGTGTCATTCTGCAACAGCACTGCTGCAAAAATCAGGATCAGTGTGTAGCACACTGCAAGGTAGGTATTGATCATAGCGGCGCCACTGATTTGATCCAGTTGTTCTCAGTGTCAATGGTGATGACATACTGATGTGCTTGAGGCCAGGGTGCTGATGCTACGGTTGGGTAACCTTGGTTATCTGTAACCATGTACAGGATCTTGTCGTTAGGCTTGATGCGGTAGTCATAGCTTTCTTCCCATGTGGGAGTTGATGCATCGATCCAGACGTTGGCTATTGTCTTCGGCATCACCTGGATCTCTGCGCCATCGGCCCATGCTTTAATCAGTTCTGCGTGTTTATGCTGTTTCTTCATTTTACTCTCCTTGTCAGCTTTCATTGCTGCTATTATTTCTTCTTTCACATGTCGCCCGTAGTGATACAGACTTACATTCGTGCTGCCGACTCTGCAGCCTTTGTGTGGGCCGGTCACGATAGTTACAATCGCATGCTTCGGAGGCTTACCACTGTAACTGACTAGCTTGTTGACCCTGACAACAGTGCCACCGGTCAGCTTGCCGCAGTCTTCACCCTGCTTGCGGATCATGAGTTGGTGTTGTTTTGGTAGGATCATGATCCAAACATACCCAGTTCAAAGTTGAACAGCTTCTCTGTCACAGGTCTGACGACCTCATCACCGATCGACGTGGGTTTGAAGAACTGTTGAACAGTGACAGAGCCCTTGGTGTCGAACTTCAACCTTGCTGTTGCGATTGTTTTAGCCATCTCAATGAGCTCAGGGATATCCTCATCATTGTTAGAGAAAGCAATAGAAGCTGACTCCTCTCTGTGCTCATTAGTCACTGACACTGCTATAAAATCTGTTTCAAATTCCATCTCTTTTCTCCTCTTACTTGTTCACTACTGGGGCATTGTCCAGACGTTCGTTGACCAGATCAGCACCGGCCTTGTCGATCAGGCGAACCAGTGCATCACGTGCCGCATCACGAATGGCGATGCAGCGATCACCACCGTTACAATGGAAGCGGATCGCTGCTGCCTTCAGACCCTTGCAGACGATCTGACCTGATGCGATGTGGGTCAGGACGTCAACACCACCTGTGTGCTCGCATGACTGCAGCAGGAAGCGGTGTTTGCGGTCACCAACTGACAGGATGCAGATGCTACCTGATGCTTTCCTCAGACCTTCTACTGTTGCTATGTTGATAGTGACTTTCTTAGCCATGGTCTTCTCTCCTTTATAAATAATTCTTTGCTTCGCTGAAACTGTAAACTGTGACGATGTGCTGCATGGATTTGAACACCTTGTAGTTCTGATCACGTGCACTCCACAGGACATAGAACACACCGTCGTCAGACTCCCAGCCTTTATCAGCACCTGCAAACACACTTACTTCTCGATCAGTCATCTCTCTCACGTTGATCTCCTTGTTTTGCTGCGATGTGCGAACTGTAATACATCGTAATACAGCTGTCAAGCAAAAATGTTTACTGTTGGTTTTACTGTTGGTCAAATAATAATACCAATGCGAGTGTGGTTATTTGTAAAAAGTGACTGTGATGCAATGTCACATAACATTTTCTGCGACATGATGTTGTGACGCAGTGTCACAATTATCGACGAAAAAGGGGCATTTCTTCATGTTATTTTAATGTTGTGTAGAATGTCAAACCTTATAAATCAAGCACTTAGGTGCTGTTTTAGCCCTTTGCGTACAGTACCAACAGTAAACCAACAGTAAAAGTTTACTTGAAGTTGGTGAGTTATTAGTTTGATTTATAAGGATAATATATGGTTTGCCAACAGTATTTTAGTAAAAATGGAAAATCGCTACAGCGAAAATTCACGGTGTGAAAAAAAGACTGAGCGAGTTTTTGGCTTACTGTTGGCATTTTACTGTTGGCATGTGATTTCTAGCAACAAGTGAAGATTTGCATTACGGTGTATGGCGTGCTATTCTTGGCAACTATGAGACAGATATCATGTAAGATCTGCGGCACTCATGCGCCAGCTGATGCATTCAAGAATGCTAAGTCATCAACTCGCATGTACGTGTGGCGCTGTGATGAGTGCAAGAGCCTTGTACGGTGGATCACGTCGCGTGGGTTCCGCAATGGAGACATCAACCAGCTGATCAGGGACCTCGGTGATCCTGTGAAGCGTATGAGAGTCATCGAGATGAGAAGCGGCTGGCAGACAGTTGCGAGGAGAGAATCATGAAACAATTTATTGATAATGTATTGGCGACGCTGGCTGGCCTAATCATCGTGGCTGTGACTGTGATGGCAATCATGGCAGAGCTAGGGTGGAGGTGGTGAAGATATGATCTGCTGTGAATGCGGCTGCACCTGTGGGAACCACTCCGCCATCATCGTCGTCGGTGGATACCATGATGCAGGTATAGTGGAAGCACTGGCAGAGTTGACCGCTATGTTTGAACCAGATGATGAGTTGTATCACATGAGCATGTCCCTGCGATCCTACAGTGCGAGTGACTTCCTGTTACCAGTGATGCCCACCCACAGTGAGCCATTCGCAGGTGTGAAGCGAGAAGCATCACCGTGGAACAAACGACACCTGCATCGTGAGTTGAAGCAGAATAAGAAATACCAGAACAAACAGATGAGAAATCGGAGGATGAGATGACACTGAGAATAGTAGTAGATAACACAAAGGAGCCATGCAACACGTGTGGTAAGATCCAGGGTGACTGCGACTGCAAGTGTTCATTCTGCAAGAAGCTGAAGCGTGATGTACCAGATCAGAAGCTCATCAGCGGTGACAACGCGACGATCTGTGATCCATGTCTTGAAGAAGCAACTTGGCTGGTGAAGCAGTGACATTGACCCCATAATGTAACAGGCGTATGATTGCGCCATGATTGAACCAACCATTGAGTATCCGATCATAGGTCGTCTCCCGTTAAGGAAGGCGATCTTTGTCGTTGAGTACGTCAGGGACTTCAGTGCACGACGAGCTGCTGAAGCGTGTGGTAGGCAGCCTGACTGGGGCTATGATCAGCTGAAGGATGATGAGATCGTTGAAGCTATTCAGCGAGTCGTCATTGATCGACAGAAGAACAGTGACATTGATGCTGAGTGGCTGTTGCGTCAGGCAGTGGACAATCACTACATAGCCCGACAGCACGGCAACCTGGCTGCATCCAATGCTGCACTGAACCTGATTGCCAAGCACCGGGTAGTTGATGCACTTGCATCAGAGAAGCGTGACATCACGTCAGGTGGCAAGGAGCTGCAGTCACTGACATCAATGTCAGCTGATCGAGTCAGAGAGATCTCACAAGCACTTGAAGATGAGCTGAACGGCATCACTGATGCTGTGATCGTAGAAGAGAAGCCAGTGAGCTTTATGTGACACAACCAACACAGGCGGAGAGAGATCAAGTATTAAGGGTGAAGTTGCTCAGCGACTTCATGTTCTTTCTGCGATACTTCTTCAAGATCATGTACGGCAAGAGCTTCGTTGTTGCACCTCATCACACGAAGATTGCTGAAGCACTGGTGCGTGTCGTCAGTGGTGAATGTCGTCGATTGATCATCAACATTGCACCACGATATGGTAAGACTGAGCTGGCTGTGAAGATGTTCATGGCGTGGACGATGGCCAACAACGCTGCAGCTCGTAACATGCATCTGAGCTACTCTGGTGAGCTGGCGATGGATAACAGTTCAGCAATCAAGGACATCATCAAATGTGATGAGTTCCAGAGACTCTTCAATGTCAGCATTCGATCAGACACTGACTCCCGGCAGAAGTGGTACACTGAAGAAGGTGGTGGATTGTATGCAACAGCTGCTGGTGCATCTGTAACTGGTTTCGGTGCTGGTGCCATTGAGAGAGTGTATGAAGGTACTGGCAGCCCATGTGATGGGTTTCCTGGCTGCATCCTGATAGATGATCCACTCAAGCCAGGTGATGCTTCATCAGAGGCGGTGCGTAACACCGTCAACGAACGATTCAACAACACCATTGCATCACGTACCAACTCAGAAGATACGCCGATCATTCTCATCATGCAGAGATTACATGATGACGATCTGTCTGGGTTCCTGCTCGACGGTGGCTCTGGTGATGAATGGGAGCATCTCTGCATCCCTGCAATCAATGATGATGGTACGCCACTCTGGCCAGAGAAGCACAGCATCGAGAGACTTGAAGCAATGAGGAGAGCAGACCCTTACACGTTCGCCGGTCAGTACATGCAGTCACCATCTCCACTTGGTGGAGGAGTCTTCAAGGACGAATGGTGGAAGTATCACAAGGTAGCACCTGCTACGTTGTATCGATACGTCTATGCTGACACAGCTCAGAAGATCAAAGAGATCAACGATTACTCAGTGCTGCAGTGCTGGGGTAAGACACCCAAGGGCATCGTGTTGCTTGATCAGCTGCGTGGCAAGTGGCTCGGACCTGAGCTGAAGAAGAGAGCTCGTGAGTTCTGGGCAAAGCACAAAGCAGTTGCAGGCATGGGAACACTGAGAGCAATGAAGATTGAGGACAAAGCATCTGGCACCGGGTTGATCCAGGATCTGGTTGATGAGGGTGAGATCCCGGTAGTTGCGATTCAGAGAAACATCGACAAGCACACACGAGCCTGTGACACATCACCATACATTGAGTCAGGGTACGTCAGCATCCCTGAAGACGCAGAGTGGGTCAGTGACTATAAACATGAGTTCTCATCGTTCCCGAACGGCAAGCATGATGACCAGATTGACCCAACGATGGATGCGATTGAAGACATGTTACAAGGAGTGGATATGCAGTTCATAAGTTCAGAAGTGATCATTGATTCAATGCATCGAGGGTCAGGTGTGTATCTCGGTACAGATCCATTGATATGTGGCGTACACATTGCACGTGATGCAACAGAGCAGAGCTGGGTTCAGTTCAGGCGTGGCAAGGATGCTTGCAGCGAGAAGGTATACAACATTGGATGGGAAGCCAGCTCGAACCCTGAAAGAATGGTGAAGCTGTTGTCCAAGGTGCTCGACACCCATCGTCCTGATATCTCATTGATCTCTGAATCAGGCATGGGTGGAATGATCACCAACAGGCTCATTGAGATCGGCTACAATGCAATCAGAATCAGGATGCAGGAGAAGCCGATTGAAGACCTGAAGTATAAGGATACCAACGCTGAAGCATACTCGAAGATGCGTGGATGGCTGCTTGATGAAGGATCAATCTCGTCTGATGCACAGATGGAGCAGGCGATGGTCAGCGTGATCCATGAACACAATGGTCGTGATCAAATGGTCATCACTACCTCACCACCACGTGTATCAGCACTTGCAGTGACATTTGCTATCCAAGTTCCATCAAGGCATAATCCGCGAGGTGAGCTCGACTCAGCGATTGGATTGCGTGATAGATCAACATCACGAGACTATGATCCACTGGACGGCATGTGAACCTGATTGACCTTGATGACCCGT